TTTGGCCCTCTTCTTGTTCCGGGTTTTTCTCGATGTATAAAAAGCGGGGTACACAGTTGGAAATACTTTCGGTTGAGACATGACTTTTAAACACGTCAAAATCCCGGCCATACTTAAATTCTAAACCATCTTTTTCCAACGCCTTATCCATCGCGCCTTTGTTAACGGTAAAACGCCACAGTTGGTTGCCGCATTCCTCTAACATGTAGGTTTTCTTTTTCCAGCCAAACAATTCATAGGCCATTTTTTTCATACTGTCGGCCATGAATACCCTACCGCGCCAAATGCATTGTTTAATAAACTTTTCGTTCAATTGGTCAACCCGAAAAATGTCATCCCAATCTGCACTGCTACCGCGCCCAGTAATTGCCACCTCAAATTTCTGTTCCATGTCTTGCAGTTTTTCGGCGTAACCTTTGACATGTTGTAGCGGTTTGGGTTCGTCGTCATAGGCCAACACCCAAGTGATATCATCATCCTTGTGTTGCTCGATCAAATCCCAAGGAAAGTTGCCACAGGCCATAGCGGAAACGGCTTTTTTCTTCGCATGTAAAAATGCGATCGCATGAAAAATTCCCTCAGTGATAAACACCGTATCGCCCTTTTTAATGACCTGATTTTTCGGTTGCCAACATTTGTTGCCGTATTGAATACCAAATTTAAAATTGGATTTTTTCCCGGCGTCTTTGCTGGCGGTTTTATCAATGACTTTTTCCCAAAACCACAGCCCATCACCGAACATATCAAAGCGCACCGTATCCACAAATTTCTTGGTGCCCTTGATCGTCATTTTGCCTTGTGAATACAAACCGTTGATGTGGATGGCTTGAAACTTGCGGTTTTGGGTGAGATAGGCGCGGGCTGTTATATCGGGGTCTTTTTCGGTGGCTGGAAAACGCTTTGAAAATTCCTCGAATATTTCAGGATATCGTGCGCGCACCGATTCTGTGTAACAACATTTGGTTTCGTTGTTACAACGCAGCACACCGGGTTTATCGTGTCCAATCCATAAATTGGGTGTGTTGCAATCTGGGCACTTGCCCCGGTAAATACCGCCCACCAACTTTAGTTTTAACGTGTGATCACCCAACAAGGTTTGCCGGATTTCATCATCCAATGACAAATCAATCATTACGCGTTCCCCGTGCAAACCTGTTGTGCTTTAACGATCAACGCTTCTAGTTCGGCCTTAATCGCTGCGGGGTGGTTGGTGGTGGGGTTTAGTTTTAAGGCTTTGGCTCTGGCATCGGCGGCGGCGGCCAACACCTTATCGGCGTTGTTTAAATGCGGGTTGAGTTTAATCACATAGTTAGTGATGGCGCTTGAATTAAACAACACCCGCAAACCGCCGTTGCTAATAGGGATGGGGCCACCGCCATCCTTGCGCAATTTCTCAAAGCTGGATTTGCTCATATTCAGCTTGGCGGCGGTTTGTTCAATGGTATAGATGGGGTCATTTTCTATATCAAATGCGGGTTTATTCATGTTCAACACCTATTTTTGTAGTTTTTGTAATTAAAATTTACCAGTTTATGGAAATCTCGCCCCATTTGGGCGATACTGTCTTTTAGTGGCCGTAAATCAACGTAAAACGGCACAATTCAGCGTTAAACTGCACAAATGTGTTTAGTTTTTCGCGCTATTGAGAATATAGGCGTGAATGTGAGTATTATCAAGCAATTGCGCCGATTTATTTTACATAACGGAATAGGGAGCAAAACATGCTCAATTTGGATACATACACGCAACGCATCGCGCATGTGATTGATGCCGTTGGCATTGATGTGGTCACGGACGTTTTTAATACCTCGCAATCTCAGGTATATAGAATAAAGAAAGACGCCAGCACGCTAAGTTTTAACCGGGTGGTTGAGTTGGCAAAAGTGGCGGGCATAAATACCCAATGGATAAGCACCGGGTTAGGGGATGTCGAAAGCATCGGAAATTATTCGGTTGAAATCCCGCATCTGTTTGAAACGGATGCCGCGCCGTTTATTTTGGATCGGTATTTTTTCCATGCCGAACAAAACATGGATACCCTGTTTTCCCAAGCGGTGTTGGATGATGCCATGGAAAATTTGATGTGCTCAGGTTCCATGGTAGTCATTGATAAAAGCATCATCACCGGGAACGGGATTTTTGGCTTGATGGTGGGCGGTGTGTTTACCTTGCGCAATATCAAAGCCCAAGTGGATGGTTCAATAAAAATCAGCGCGTTAAAAGCTAATTATGATGATATGACGTTGCCAAAAGAGAGTTTGAACCTAGTAGATATTGTTGGGCGGGTGATATGGTCGGGGCAAAATCATGGCTAGAAAATCCATTTTTTTCGATGATAAACGCAATACCTATGTGGGTGAATTTCCCCGTGATGCGCTGGTGGGCTTTGAAAAAGACCGCCGTGGTATTCGCCGCACCCTTTGCAAACAACGTGATTTGGTCGGTTTAACAGAGATTCAAATAAACCAACATCTATCCAATTTGTACAGCATCAAACAACAAGAGTTCAGCAACGAGAAAAGCCACAAGGAAGCTGCAAAAAAACAAGCCAAACGCCAGAAAAAGACCTATACCATACGCCAGGCCAATAAATTATGGATGGCTGAAATGAAGGTAACCCGCGCCAAAAAAACCGTGGGGCAATACCAAAACACCATCGATTATTATTTGGATGCCAACGGCAACCATGTGGTGAATGATTTCACCTTGGATCACTCCACCGAATTTTGGAACCATTTACAGACACGCGAGAAACAAGGCGGCGGTTTCTTTTCGTTAGAAAATCAAGCCACCCATATCCGCAAATTCAATACCTTTTTAAACTGGTGTTATGACCATGAAATCATGGATAGGATGCACCGGCTAAAACGGCCAAAGGTGCCTAAGCGGGACATGCAAACCTATGATGTTGAGGAATTGCTAAGACTAGGCCAACACATTCAAACCAAAATTATTGAAACCACCGACACCGCCCGCAAGCGCGGATACATCAATATATTCCGTGCCTTTATGCTCGCCACCAATACGGCGCTTCGTTTGGGGCCAATTTGGGCGCTAAAAATCGACAACATTGAACTGGATAAACGCTTGGTGCAAATCCGCGACAATAAAGAATTGGACTGGCAAAACAAAGGGGTTAAGTGGCCAGATAAACCCATCAATGAGGATTTGTATAATTTTCTGGTAAAGGATTTGGCGTTGCGGGATCCGCAAGAGCGCTATTTTTTGGATAACGGCAAAGGCAAACCGTGGCGGGCTGATCGTAGCGACATTTCCAAATGGATGTCGACGTTATGCCAGGACATTGGGCTTGCCAAAATCAAGCCGTTTCACTGGGGTATGCGGGCCACCATTATCACCGAATTATTAACCCGTGGTGTTGACGTTCACGCCGTGCAAAAGTTAGCGGATCACGAAAGCATTGAAACCACCATGCTCTATTTTAATGATAGAAAAGTGCAACAACGTAGAGCATCGGATGCTATTCTAAACGCCTTTAGCGGTGTTGAAAATGTCACAAAAATGTCACATGTGCCGGAAAAAAACACACCCCATTGATTTGATTGAAGTTTTTAGCCTATGCCTTTGTACTCCTAAGGGGTAGGCCGGACGTTCGAATCGTCTCCGGGGCACCATCAAAAAAGCGTTAGAGCCTACAAATACAGGCTTTAACGCGCCCCATCTAGAAAATGTCACAACAATGTCACAAGCCAAAAAACACCCACTTTCGGGCAAAAATGTCACAAAAATGTCACAAAAAAGCCCGGCATAGGCCAGGCTTTATTTGCTAAAGAATTTACAACAAAATACTTAATGTTTGTAGGCTATAACCTGATCTTCAGTCAATTTGATGTAACCCGTGCATGTAATTGGTTCATTGTTCTCATTTAGAATATTTTGGATATCATTATTCACAAGCATTCCTAGTTCGCAGTAACCCCGCTGAAAACTCATTAACCCCCTTTCCGTTTCTATGTATGTATCTGGTGATGTTTTACACCCAGTTAGAAACACCGCCAAAATTATTGCAATTAATTTCATAGATCACCCCGTTATTTAGCGTTAGATTCAATTCTTATTTCGGTGTTAAAAGGCAATTGCCCGCCGTTATGGGTCATGTGCCCGAAAGTATTCATCAAGCAATGCAATTGCCATTTAGACCAACCGTTTTTATCTTCAACCTTTTTGGCTTGTGGGCTTAATTTGGGGAAAGTTTCCCTTAATTCATCATGTTGACGTTTTATTTCTTCACGCCCTGCATCGGTCAACTGAACAAAAACACATTCATTTATATTAAATTTCATAATGCACCAGCAATATTACTTCTAACAATGTTCCGTGCTTCGCTGCTGAACATTGGGTCTGGATCAAATGACATTGCCATATATTGCATTTTTTCCATTAAGGTATCGAATCTACCCAACTGCTTTTCCATGATTTTTATTTGATCTTCAATCGACATAATTACACCCCTTTAATTAAATTGAAAAAACGACACAAATTCACGATTTAGGCACTAACTTGTAGTTGCCCATTACGGATTTTAAAGCGGCTTCTACTGCTCTGCGGTGATTCTCTCTACCAGCTTCGCCCCATGGTTCACCGTCCCAACGTGAAGGGTGCCGCTTCTCCGAATATGCTTTTGAAGCAGTTTCCACCATCTCTTTAGTGATACGCATATAACCCTCTAAAAATAAATTGTAATAACGAAATATCAGCGTTTAAGACCTTCGATTATGGTTAACGCTTCATCTAGTGCGGCGTCTAGGTCGTAGTGGTACACAACATGAAACCCTACCGGAGTATCCGGGTAGAATTGTATCTCTATGATAAAATCCCGCCCCACCATCACGTCAATAACGTCAGGTATTGCCGCGTCTACGTTTAGATATTGCTCAACTGATTGGTACACGCTCCGGTGCAAGTTGAATGATATTTCAACCGAAGCACTGCACGCCTCTACTAGCTTCTTGATTTTTTCGTTAGTGCTCAAAACTATATCTCCCTACATATCTTAAAATTAATGTGCCTTAGATTTTGCCGCTTTGGCGTTAGCTTTTGCTACAAAAGGTTGAAGTTTTGCTATAGTTTCGGTCTGAACTTTTAAAGTAATACAATCAAGCGTTGGCCCCTTAAACTGTTCATACTTAAAGCCAGCGTTATCCAGAATTTTCGTAAATATTGATAGCTTCCATTCGTCTATAACTACAGCTGCTTTTTTCATTTGTTATTTCCACCTCTGATAATTGTATTTTTTAAAACGTCCCACTTATTATAGAAAATCTACCGATTTAAACAAGCATTAAAACACGCTACAGGCCACGTTTTTAAAGGGCTTCAAGAATATTAACAACCCGCAAAACCACAAAAATACTCGCCGCATTTTCAACGCCGTTTTAAAGCCCATACGCTACGTTCACGGCGCTCTATTTTATTCCAACCTATGCATTCCATGAAAACCGAAACAGCCACACAGGCCACGGAATCCGGGCCTATGCCTATATAGTTCATTTCCGTAACCATAAAAACACGAAAACGCGGCAGGCGTGGGGTGGAGTGACCGCCCCTGAAATTGTATTTATAGCGGGTTGATTTCGTCTTGCTGGGGGCCATATTTAGGGGGCTGTGGCGGCGTTGGTTGTTTACCTGTACCAACGCGCCACTAAAAATAGAGATGAATAGAATTGAATCTAGGGGTCAGTAGAAGGCATCAGCGTTTTAAGCTTGGTTTGTAAAGTGGTGGCGTTGGTTGCTGTGGTTACAAAACCAACGGTTTGAACCACGGCTGTCGTTGTTCCTGCTAGCCCGGCATGGGTGTGGCTGTGGGTTGATAATGCGGTTGCCAAATCATTTACTAGCGCGAGCAAATCAGAGAACAACGCCAACACATCATTGGTTTCATCCCCCATTGTTATCGCGGTGGATTTTAGTTCCAGTGTTGCCGCCTCGATCTTTTTCAATTGGGTTATGGTCTCGACATCATCACCCGCCACCGTTGTTTTCTTGTCACGGCAAACCACTTGGTTTAAATCACTGCCAGTGGTTAAGTTAAGGTTATCAACCGCCGATAAGTTAGCAGCGCCACCGCTCACCAATTTGAGCGCGCCCATTGCCTCAATAAGCTTTACGCCTGCAACCAATTCAATCGAATGTTCATCCACCTTTTGTGTGCTGTTGTTATAGGTTTCAACATTATCATCCGCATCAATGTTTCTAATCCGTGATGTGTCGGTGATCGCGCCATGTGTTTCACGGCTCCAATCACCGCCGCCATTCACCTTTTGATTAACGCCGTTACTGTGTGCCCACAACATATCACCGGTGGCAAGTTCTGGCATGCCCAACCCGTTGCCAAGGATAGAGCGGATAAATAACAAATCCGGTTTGCCATAACCAAACGCAATTTCAACAATGGTGCCCGGTTCTGGAAAACCAAAGTGCCCGCGTTCTATGCCAGCACATGCCACCGGCAACGGAACGGCGCGGTATATGTCCAACGCGGTATCATCATCACCATTAGCCAATAACACTTGTATATCGACGGCATAGCGCGGCCTGAAAGCTTCGCTTAATCCTGGTTGTGTTAAAGGATCGGATACAGCAACCACCCGCGCAAACATGGGTAAATGATAATTACCCGATAACGCGGGAAACATCCGCAACACAATTTTTTTTATCGCATTTTCCAAGGGTTCTTGCTCCACTTTATATTTAGATGCACACCATCCAATTGAACATGGGTGATGATGTTGCCATCATCCAACATCACACCGGGGCGCAATCGCGGAAAAACCGGCACCCTTGCCGAATTATTAACACCGTGGTTGGTTTTCCATTTCACCGGCAAATTCACCGGGCTTTTACTCGCCCAAAAACTATGCGCCCAACTACCAACAAAAATTTGGCCGTTGCCTTGTTGTTGCCAAATCAATTGATCAATAGAGAAAACATCCGCAAACGAATCAAGGCAATGATAACCCCCGGCCATCGAATAGAACGCCGGGGCTTTTGTTTTTGTGTATGGCTCATTGGGCACAACAAAATCAACGCCGGTTTTCTGATTAATGGCGTTCAACACCTCCACCATAGTTACATTGCGTAAACTTAACGGGATTTTGTCGCTAAGAACGGCGGAAATCTCCCTACAAAATATTTTTTGTTGAAAGTTATCAACCGTCATGCTGCTTTCCACGATTCCAACAAAAAACCGTTGCAAATTATCACTATCATAACCAAGACTAAAACGAACAAGACCAGATAAAACAACATTCGATTGCACCACAAAAACAGCTCTACCAGGGGTGAATAAATCCAACTGAACATCATCCGCCACAATTTTCTTGTCATCGCCGCCCACCTCTAAAACCTTAAACAGCCTCATTTCAGTTTATCTTCAAAAAATTGCAGTACGGTTTCAAACCCGGTCAACTCCACCGCAGGTTCATCTTGTGTGGTGGATGCCACAGGGCCAACCGATTCCCCATCGGCTTGTTGTTCTTCAATGATCGGTTCATCTTGTCGCAAAAGGTTTTTTTCGGATGTGCTTAAATGTTCCGTTAACACAAAATAAACCCGCCATGCTCTTTTGTGTTCAATCTCGCTAACATTGAAATTGTCGGTGAATTTTACCTGTCGAATCTTTAGTGCTTTTGCTAAGGGTTCCACAAGGTCAAAAACTTTCATCCCCCCCTTATCATCAATGGTTTCAGAAATCGCCACCAATTCAGTTAATAAATGCGCCTCATTCATATCTATTTGTAATGATACGGATAATGATTTGGGTTTTATGCCTTTGTTCACTCTATCGGTGGCACTGGTTTGGCCGCTGATATTTTCAGTTTCAAAACGAAAATATACCGATACTTGGCGTTCTTTTTCTGGCACTTCAAATTCGTCTAAGGTCATAGCCCTAACACCTCTTTTAAAAACGTCAATTCACCCGCATCAGCCACCACTAACACCGCCGCACATAAATTGTTTTCATGGCCGCCTGTTTCCGTTGTTCTAAGTAGGTTGGCTATGCTGGAAAGTGGGCGCGCTGATACAAACGCAGCATGGCCGGTATCACCAGAAAATGAGGATAGCAACGCATCACTAATCGTTTTGCTGTCTTGTATGTGTTGCTGTTTTTTAGCAATCAATGTTTGTAATTCGCTTACCGGGTCGGTGTTTTCTGCATCGTACCCCACCGCAATGGCCAACCGTTTGCCAACCACTGACAACACATTGTTGGTGGTGGATTGCTGCAATGTATTGGATAACACCCACCGGCTATTTTTTGCGGGTTGGGGTAATAGGATTTTTTCAGCGTCTAAATTAAATAGCTGTTTGGCGCGGCGTTGTACCATCTGAAATTCCGCCACGGGAAAGACCGCATTGAATGCGGCCAATTGACTTTCAAAATTATCTAATGTTGATGAATACACCATTATAGCAACGGCTTCTTTTTCGCCACCTGGCAAACTCGCATCATTGGCATCAACCAATTTATCCGCCAATGCATTCACCGCATTTTGTGGAGACAAATTCCGAAACACCCCACCACCTTGCCCGACATCGGCAACCCACGGATGCACCGCAACCACATGAGTATTAGCATTAATAGCATCAACCAATTGCGCCCAACTTGAACCGACACCGGAAACATCAGAGGCAACCGTATTGGCAACAAAATTATGGGATACCGAAACCAACCGGCCATTGGCGTTTGTCAATTCACCGCCTGCATTGGCAAGCATGATATCAACATCATTGGCCGCATCGGTTGCGATACTTGGTGCGCTAAAATTTGTGGGTTGCCAATTCATATTAATATCCCAACGGTTCGGCGGTTTTAATGGCAGTTAAAATAGAATGAAGATTCATTTTAGTAACGCGAATATCAAAGGCCATTTTCTTATGCATTTTCTAAAGCTTCTATTCTGCTAATAAGGCCATCGATTACATTATCACGTTCCAATATCATGCCGTTTAATTCCTGTACCGATTTTATAAGTGGGCCAATGAATTCCTCATAACCTATACTCTTAAAATCCGCACCACCACCAATAGAATGATCCTGATACCCAGCGAAATCTATATTCAGTTTATCCATCAAAGCTTTGATTTCATCTGCAATTACACCCTGATGAAAACGGTTTCGCTTCTTGCTACCATCTCGCGGTATCAGTGTGACAACTTGTTTTCCATCATCGTCTTCAGTGACCTGTACATAGTCCTCGCGGTAATCCAAACGATATTCGACTGGGCGAACTTCCAAAAGGAAACTTAATCCTAAAGTGGTATCAATTATGTCTGCTTTATCTCGTACATCAGAACGGTTTTGTACGGCACCATAGGCAAAAGTAGTGGAGTTAGAATTGCCTAATTGCACCTGATTATCCGCAGTGACGTTACAGTAATCACCGAGACACGTAGCACTATCAAAAGCACCAGAACTAAATCCAGCACCTACGCCAAGATTAATACTACGAATACCAGAACCAGAACCACCAGCATGAGCGCCTATGTTCACCGCGTCTTCAGAAGTACCAAAATCACCCGCGAACTCACCTATACAAACACTGCCGTGACCTTGATTGTTTTGTCCCGCGTTTTGCCCTATCGCTATAGCAGTAGTTTCTTGCCCAGTGACTCCAGCATTCGGGCCTATAGCTATAGCGGCAAGTCCCTGACCAGCATTTCCCGCGAAACTACCAATACCTATGCTAAGAATCCCCGCGTCAGCATTGCCATTGGCACCATCACCAATATGAACTTCAGCACCTGTTAACGATGCGATTATGTTATTAGCGGTAGTTTGTGCCGTTACCGCTTTACCATCTGCGGTGTTAGCCGCAGTTTGTGCCGTTACCGCTTTACCATCTGCGGTATTAGCCGCAGTTTGTGCCGTTACCGCTTTACCATCTGCGGTATTAGCCGCAGTTTGTGCCGTTACTGCTTTACCATCTGCGGTATTAGCCGCAGTTTGTGCCGTTACCGCTTTTCCATCTGCGGTATTAGCCGCAGCTTGTGCCGTTACCGCTTTACCATCTGCGGTATTAGCCGCAGTTTGTGCGGCAACGGTTTCATTAATCAAATATTCAAAAACGGTGCCACCGATATTATGGGAGGTGCGCTCATCGGTAACCACACCGCCACCATCGATGCTGGCAACCTTAACCAAATAATGTTGGCGGTTGTTGCTGTCGATATAGTCGCTTTGCACCGCTGCATCATAAACCATAGAAACCACATCATTAACGCCGCCAGCGTGGCCCAACAAATGCACATCCAACCAAACATCGGTTGGCAATGCGCCGGGGGTTATGGTGTGGGTTGTGTCGTTTTCAACTCTTAAACCTTTGACATAACCAACACCGGCTAACAGGGTAAAAACACTGGCGTTATTTTCAACTAAAAACCCATCATCTAAAAATGCATCATCACCATAAAAATCATTAGCCACGGCGTTGGCGCGTTCGTCTTGTCCATCAAAGCGCCCCATAAAATCCATTTGCCAGGCTTCCGCCGCCACGGTTATTTGTGTTGTTGCTTGCGCATCCACATAAGCCGTGACAAAGTTTTTTGCAATCGTATCACCCGCGACATTGCCAACGGTTTTTGTTTTTTGGATAACTTCACTATAACTAACACCCACCAACGTGTTGTCTTCTGCCTGAATACCAACCCAATTGAATTGAAAATCTCCATCATCTGGCCCTAACACCAAAGAATAGACCACTTGATCAGGGTTTATATATCCTTGACTAGTCACCGCCCCTTCAAAAACAATATCCCCGGCATCGGGTATCACTTCCAACAAATCCACCGGGGTGGTTGGGTCTAGTCCGTCGATGTAAGCCAAAATAAATCTATCCACCACAAAAGGTTCCGACAACCCTTGTTTTTGCGCAATTAGCGCGCGTCCCGCCGTTAATACTTGTGACATAATATTTTATCCTTTTAAAATTGAGCAATATCGGTGGAGTATCGACAATGAGAACTACCACAACCAATTCCAACTTGTGAGAAATCGTTTGTGGTTATCTCATAACGGCGGCATGTTCGACCATACTTTGTCATTAACAACCGTATCAATTCAGGGTTTTGTGATAGCTGGTTGTCATCCATATTTATCACGATAACATCCCAATCTTTGCCGGGTGCGCGTTCTTGAATTTGTATGAAACCGATACCCAACCGTATAAAAATCTTTTTAATGCCAGCAATAGAACCGGAATCAACAGAATTGATAAAGGCATGTTTTACACGTAATCGATAAAGCGCCAAATCTTCACCATCAAAACGTTCTATATTGCGCTGATATGCTAATAAATCCAAAATGCCTTCAACGCACGTTTCAGCATCCATTTGGGTTAATGGCCAGGATAACCAACCGGCTATGGTATCCCAATAACTTTGCCCGGCTGCGCGCAATTTTTCGATTTCTACTTTTGCCAACCATGCTGGTAATGTTAATTTCATAACATATTCACCGTTAAAGTATCGATTCTTGGCAATTCTAAATTACTAACAATATCAACCTGGATAAAATCAACAGAATACAAATCTGAAAATTGCTTGTGTAATTCACA